TTGCTTGGTTGGGACAAAAGGCTGCTTGGTAGAAGAGATGAAAGATTGTCCATATGTTCAGTCTTAGGATCTGGCTTGGATGCACATTTAGTATTACACTGTCCAAGTGTTAATAATTGGGATGTTGTGCTGTTATTATTGTCGGATGTCCAAAAGATGGCACATGCATTTTCAATAATCGCGTACAACAATATAACAATGATTGTTATTAACAGTATGTCTTGATCTGCCATTGGTTGTTTTGGTACAAACTTAAACAATAAGTAAATAACTGTACCATGCGAAAGATATTTCAGAAGTTTATATATCAAATCTGTATTCATTACAATTATATTATACATCAAGATTTTTGTTAATGCACACAAATATAAATTTTTACAACATTTCTAGCTTTGTGCATTCATCAGTTGGCACATAAAACATCATTTCAGTCAATTGATAAACAACAATAAACGTAATCATAATCAATGCAACTATTAAATATCTTTTATTTATTTCTTCAATCGATGCCATATATTCACTTGACCAATGCATATGGATTAAATCTGTATATATAGAATATCCTAAAGTTGCCAATGTTCCTAATTTAATAGATTCAAATACTAAATTTTTAGGATCTATTCTGCATCTACTCTTAATTTTTTTAATAATCTGTATCAAATAAATAAATCCTGTCACTGCAAGGAATAAATATAATTTGTGTTTGATGTAATTATCTGATTCTAAATTAATCACTTTGAAATACAAAATGATGAATATAAACACATACAAGAACAAAGCATCGGTGAATATGTTCATTTATTGGACTATATGATGACTCATGAAAAAGTTTATTTTTATGTTTTGTTATGAATATTTAATTTGTATCACATGTATTGCAAACTAAAATCTATCCATATTGAAGATGATGAAATAGAAAAATGGTTACCATAACACATCTCACAAATATGTATTAAAAAAAACTGAATTCTATTCTCCAAAACACTCATTTTATCCAATGAATATTAAAATCATGCATCTCATAACCAAATTATTCATATGTGCTATATTGACAACTGTATCTGCATCACCAACATTGACCAACCAGACCAATCCAGTTTGTGATACTTGTATTTTTGTTGTAAATGTCACTGATTATTTCATTAAGGAAAATAATGTAACATTGCAAATTGTAGAAGCATTTGTTGAGACATTGTGTAAATTGATTGGTGGTGGTATTATTACTAAAGAATGTAATTTTGTAATAGACATCATTCAAGATATTTACAATTTACTTGATTCTGGTCTCACACCACAACAAATTTGTACATACTTGAAATTATGTACAAATACAAAATTTGTGTTGGCCTCACCATATAATGAAAAAGATTCTATTGGACACAATTCATCTCTGGATCACTACCATAATCAAAATAGTAATCAATAATAGAACCATCAAAATTAAAATAATAGTAATAGTGGCAAAATGTGGATAGTATCGTGTTGTTAAATCACATAATAATGGATCAACAATATGTTTCATAATTTTCTCTTTTGTTTTCTTCTTTCTTACTTCTTTTATAATATTGTCAATAACAGCATCAGTTATCGGACCAATGTATGAACTCATATATATCATCCATCGTATATAAATATTCAGGTTTGGACAAAGATAAAAAATATAATTATGAAATATATATGCAAGCTAGCAAAAAAGAAAGTAATCGCCCTAAAAAAGTTCAAAAACCAAAACTAGAAAAGAAACAAGATGAACAAATGTCTCTTGCAGATTTTACACTGGACACCATATATTTTGTTAAAACAAAAACACCAATAGCTAAACATATAAACCATTATTTGGTTCTTCATAAATCAAAAAAAATAAGCTTTATGTTAAAAAATATTAAGTTACCATTTGGATATGAAACATTTAATAGTCATACAATTCTGAATATCGAAATCAATCCAAAAAAAAATAATTATCATTACAACATGTATGTCCTATTATCTGGAATTGAAAAAACTATTCAGGATTTACAAACTACTGAAAATATATCATCCAGTCTAAAAAGTGATATTGATGGTAAAGGTTATTATCCAAACATGAGAGAAAGCAAAGAGGGATACATAGTTAGAAGCTATGTAATGAGTCCTCCCAAAATATATGCAAAAATTGGTACTTATGAAATGTCTTTAACACCGGCAGATATTAAAAACACTATAGCAAATGTTATTATTGAATTAGGTATCATATGGATAACTGATCATAATTATGGAATTTTATGGGCATTGAAGGAGATCCATGTTGTTAGTTCCCAATGAATTTTATTTAATAGTCAAATGATGACATTGTTATTAATCCACTATCAGATGTGAGTGATTCAGTTAATCTCTTTGTTTTTCTTTTAGATTTTTCACTTTCTGATGTTCCACTTGATGTTGATTTACTTGATGTTGATTCACTTGATGTTGATGATAACTTTTGTGCACTGGAATTTTGGGCAATGTGTGCCTTGATCTCAGATGTGACTTTATCAATATCAATTTTCTTCAAAACATCTTTGGTGGCTAATTTTAACATTTCATTGGCTCTATCATGACCTGACAGATCTGGTTGTTCTGATTTGACTCTTTGATAAAGAGCTGCTTTGTAGTTTCTTGCAACATCTTCTGGAACTTTCATTATTTCTATTATTTTCTTGATGGTTTCCTCATGCAATTCTGTTGTTTTATTTTTGATTGATCTTGCTATTTTGGAAACATCATCAGAATCTGACTCTGAATTAGAATCTGATGCACTGGTCGTTGATCCACCTCCAATTGATATTTCAGAGTATGTATTTATTCTGCGTCTTCCCACCGCTTGCATTGGTTTTGCCTTGGCACCACCAGCTAATGGTTGTAATGGACGCCTGGTATCTCTGAACTGTCTCATTAATTCAGACAAGAAATTAACACTGTCAACATCTTCTGTTTTTTGACTTGGTTGTCTTGCAGTTTCTGTCATATCTTGCATGTTAAAATCAATGGAATCAATTGTACCCACATCTTTCTTTAAAAACATATTTATAATGTTATCCAATTCTCTATTAAGATTTTCTGATTGCATAGATCCAACATTATGAAGTGTTGGTGTTTTATTGGAACACTTGACAAATATATTTTTGTGTCCATCTGTATCGTCCATTAATTCTACAGCAGTTCTCACTACAGGAACATCTCTTACAACTTCTTGTGATTCTATTGGCATCTTTGCAAGCTTAATGTAAAAATCTTGACTGTTTCTCAAACTTAAATCAACACCCTTGGACACTAAGAGTCTTAAAACATCGATTTGTTTCAAACTCAAAGCATAATGAGCAACTGTATTGAGTTGTTTATCTTGTGCATTGATATATTTGCTGGTATCTGATCTATCCAACTGATGTATCAACGTTTCTTTCACTTCGGGATCATATGCACTGTAAAGAACCAATAAATGTAATAGATTGCGTCCTGCATCATCTTTTTTGGATAAATCCGGATTGACACCACGTTTGGCAGCATTAGCCAATAAATAGGAGCCCTCCTTGATGCGTCTCTCATTGAAAGCATCAAGTGCCATAGATGTAATTAATTCTGCTTCCTTGTTAGAATTAGTGAATGGCCAAAAACCACCAGCTTGAGTTTCATTATCTGGTGTTTCAGTACCAATGCTAAAAAGAAAATTATCATCTATTGATGTTGTAGTTTCCATGTTATAATATATAACTTATATTATTTCTCTACAAAAATTGTTTATAAATTCTGGTTATTCTGTTTAAAGTCTAAATTTGTGATCAATCTTTTTCTTTAAACAAAATATTATCTAGATTATAGTTATAATGGATCTATCAGATAGAAGCAAAATATTGATACTTATTGCGGTTGTTATTGTGGCGCTATATTTGCTAAATAACAGCAGCGAATTAGGTAAACCAATTCACAATGAAGGAGAATTGACTTATGATCCTGATCGTGTTGACACATATGATGAATATATTGACAATGATTCACTGCCAAATGATTTAGAATCTGATGCACCTTCTCAAGAATCACAAGAAGACAATGTATCACGCAGAAAAATGACATCCAGAAATAGTGCACAAGAAGAATATAAAGATTCATCATTCCTCAAGGGAAAACGCGGTGGTAAATCATCTAATCTTGACAAGTTTTTCGAGGAGACACACCCATTTGATGAGCAAAATCGTGGCAACTTTGTCGGTGATGATGCTGGTAGTGGTGATTTGGCTCCATATGTTCCAGGCAAAAAGAGGAAGATGACTGAAGAGGATAAATTTAATTCCAAAGAATTGTTGCCATCAGAAACAAACAAAGATTGGTTTGAAGATGTCCAAACAACTAGCATCAAGAATCCACACATGATTAATATTTATAGACCAGTTGGTGTTGATTCAGTCACTTCATCTCTCAGAAATGCCAGCAGAGACATCAGAGGTGCTGAGCCAACTCCAAGAACATTTGTATCACCATGGAATATGTCATCAATTGAAGCAGACAGAAATATCAGAAGGGGTGGTCTTTGTTAATTAGTTTTGACATAAAATTGATTTTATTTATTTCTATTACAATAACATCATTTATTATTAACCAAAGATGAACCCTGAAGCTGAAACCATTGGTGATATTGCCATCATAAATGAAATACCTGATTTTGTAGTTGATTTACTCAATGAATTTACAATCTATTACAAACAATTAAATAATCTTCCAGATAACTATTCAATGATCGGTGATATATCTACAACAGATGTTACAAATACTAATAAAATTCTTGAAGAGTTTTACGATGCTCAAACTAAATATGCAAAATATGAAATGCTTAGTCCTGACACAAATAAATTGTATTCACCAGATTCATATGTTGACACAGGAGATGAAATGTTTGGTATAAGTAAAAATGATGAATTAATTTTAGTATCTCAATCACTTTTTGCTGTTTTAATTGAACTTGTTAATTTAAAACGAGAATCTAATAAAGGTGAAAAATATAGTGTGGTTCCAATTAGAAGAGAATAATTTTTTCATGTCACTTAATAAAACATAAAGCACAGATTATAATATACAACATTATGTCAGATAAAACAAGACAAACTATAAAAAAACCCATCAAGAAGCCAATTGAACATGTATCAGATGATGAACTATCTGATGATGCCATCTCAAAAAATGCCGAGAAGAAATTTTTGAACAAGGAATTTTTGGATAAAGTTATAAAGTTTTTAAGAACCGATGACTTGATCAGAAAAAAAGTATTGGAACACAAGGAAGAATTAAAAGTATTAAAAGATGATAAATTAGAACTAGAACAATATATCATAAAAAGTTTGGGTGACATGGAAGAGAATTTTGTTGATATCAAAGGGAATGGTAAACTAGTCAGAGACGAAAAAATCACAAAGGGAACTTTAAAATTAGATAATATCAAGGAATCTATTATTGATAGTATCAGAAAAGAAAAACTAATAGAGGATGCTGAAAAACAACAACAATTTATTGATGAAGTTTTGGGTGTTATCGATGCCAAACGCCCCCGCAAGGTAAAAACCACTCTCAAGCGAACATTTGAAAGAAAACCAAGACAACCAAAAAAGAAAGTTGATAAAAAAGATACTAAAAAAGATACTAAGTAATCTTTTTATATTTACACAATTATTATTTTATCTCAATGGAACCCACAATTGCACATATGGATACAATGGTGCCACAAATGTTGGTGTAAACAATGTTGGTACCTTGTACAGTGTTGGGGTATACCACCAGTGAACAATTGGTTGATTAAATCTTTTCATTCTGATATAATCAATCAAATCATCCTCATCACTGCTGCTTGAATCACTGTCATCCTCCTCATATCTCTTGCGGTGCTTTTTCTTGCCACCTGATTGTGATTCTGATCCCATTTTCTTATGAACCTTGGCAACCTCATTTTTGAATTCCTTGACTTGTGCAGCCGTTAAATTTAATTTGACTTCTTCAATACTATAATCGGCAAATTTTGATTCTGCTGATGTTGCCTTTTCTTTAACCAAAAAATGGTGTAAACTGCTATCAGATGATTTTTCTAATGTAAACATAAATTGCGGAACATTGTTTGTGATATAATTGTTCCCAGTTAATTCATTCCAAAATTGTTTTGCAGCATCAATGGAAGTTGATGCCTCATATGTGTCCTGAAATTTTCCAGTTATAACAGGATTGACAAGTTGATACTTACTCATTATATTATGTTACTCAGAAAATAATATATTTGTTCAAATTTAGATTATTATTAACCATGTTAAAAAAATGAATATTAATTATTCTGTACATTATAATTCAATCTAGAGTATATCTATTCAATGTCTTGTCCATATGTTCCCACTGATAATTTTTTAGCAGCATCTGGTTTTGCCTTTGGTGCCGCATGTGTTGCACTCACTAGTAAGACAACTGATGAGACTGGCAGATCTGTGCCAGCAATTCTTGAGAAACCATTGTGGACATCTCTTGATGCAACTTGTTATGGTACATGCACTGCTGTGGGAACTGTTTTTGTTGGAAGTTTAATGCCATCCAGTTCCAGGAAGGCATTGCCTGTTGTGTTGGCTGCATCAGTGTGTTGGCTTGGTTACAAATGGTTCAGAAAATATTATAAGAAACAGTAAATTGCATTGTGGCCAATAAGATTTTAGTTTATTAGGAAATATAGAGTGTATAGTAACTATCATATGATAAGAAGCATCCCATCACATAAACTAATAAAATAAATAAACAATGATAAAACATATGACTAAATATAAAATTCTTAATATCTATCATACAAATTATTACATTGATTGATCATATGATAAGACGCATCCCATCACATTGACTAATAAAATAAATAAACAATGATAAAACATATGACTAAATATAAAATTCTTAATATCTATCATACAAATTATTAC